GCATGCGTTCTGTTTTAAGGGAAGCATCGCTACGACAACCGCAGGCGTTTGGAGGCAGGTCGAGAAACAATTGTGGCCTAGCCTGCGCAAGCACATTGCGCGAGTGGGCGGAAATTGGGAAGTCACATCAGGCGAAATCCGATACATATTTCCAGATGGCACGATGAGCAGGATCGTTGGCTACAGCGCAACAGACCCAGGTCGAGCGGAAGGGTTCCATGCCGATGACCACGACACCATGCCGTTGCTGATTGTGGTGGACGAAGCCAAGTCAATTCCAGATCCACTCTTCGAGGCCCTGTGGCGTTGCCAACCAACTCGCGTATTGCTGGCCTCCAGCCCTGGTGCGAGTACAGGCGCGTTCTATCGCGCATTCACCAAGGAATCTGCGATGTGGAAGAAGCACACAGTAACAGCGTTTGACTGCCCCCACATCACCAAGGCGCAGATCGACGAGGTGCTACAGCGATATGGCGAGAAACATCCCCTCACTCGCTCTATGGTCTATGGCGAGTTTGTGGATATCGGATCGGAAAGCCTGGTCATTAACTACAACTCCCTACAAGGATGCCAGAACAGCCCACCTGATTTTAAGCCTGGGAGCAGGACCGCTGGGGTAGACTTTGCAGCAGGTGGCGATTGCAACGTCCTGTGCATTCGAGATGGCAACAAGATCCTTCCCATCATCGCATGGCGCGATAAGGACACGATGGCAGCGGTTGGCAAGTTCATCGTCGAGTTCAAGAAGGCTGGATTAAAGCCAGAAGACATCTATGCGGACGCGAGTGGATTGGGCATGCCAATGTGCGATGCCTTGGCCGAGGCTGGGTGGAGGGTGAACAGGGTAAACTTTGGTGGCACGCCAAACGATGCGGATGCCTACACCAACAAGTCGGCTGAGATGTGGTTTAACATGTCAAAGAAGATTGGGGATCGCGAGATCATCCTTCCAGAGGATGACGATGACCTAATGGCGCAATTGACCTGTCGCAGGACTGTGACCAACAGCAGGGGCAAGCTTGGGGTCGAATCTAAGGATTCCTTGCGTAGTAGGGGTATCGCCAGCCCTGATCGAGCGGATGCGTTGGCATTGTGCCTGGATGGTGGTAATATCCGCTGGGACTTGACTTTCCCCACGGAACGGCCAACTTGGAAGACGTTAAACCAAATGATGGAGTCGCACGACCCTGTCATGGCAGGTTTTGACGCAGGAGGATAAACTATGAATATTTGGAATTGGATTACTTCAAACTGGCAAGAGATCGTTGCTGCCGTAGGCGGTATCGTTCTTGCTGCTCGCATTATTGTTAAACTGACACCCACCCCCGCTGATGACAGCTTCCTAGAAAAGATTGTTAATTTCTTGAAGACAGTTGGGCTGAATATTAAATAATCTTTTGTGCTGCGTGCAATCCTTGAGATCATCGCAGCCGTCTTTCGCATCATTCCAGGCTGGCAGCAGAAGCGCACTCAGAACTTTGAGAACGAGTGGCGCGACAATCGCAAAGCTATCGATAGCGATCTTAGCGGTGAGTCTTGGTGGATGCGCAACAACGACACCAGTAACCCACACGACAGGGATAGTTGAGGAGCTGATGAAAGATCCAACCTACATTGAGATTCGTCGTGGTACTCCTGGTACTCGCGAATGGGCAAGGAAAGCCTTGAATGCTGTCAACGATCTTTCGTATGAACTAAAGACCGAGAGGAATAAATAAGATGCCGATTACCGAAGATAAATACAATCGTCGCGCGGACTACCACAAGCGCATCATCGACTGTTTGAACCAGCGCGAAACTTGGGAGAACCGCCAGCGGTTGTTTTATCAGGCTCGGTACTTTGGTGTTCGCCGTAAGGTCAAGCCTTGGCCCACAGCAGCCGACCTTCACGTTCAGTTGATCGACACAGCGATTGAGCGTCTCAAGCCTTCGTTCGTTAACAGCGCGATTGGCAACGACATTCTTTCAAGTTTCGTTCCAATGCGTCAGCAGTTGACTCCGATTACTGTTACTGCCGAGCGTTGGTTTGATTACAAGATGCGCGAGCAGTCTAACTTCCAGAAAGAGATTGTGTCCGTCATCGATAATTTACTTCTCTATGGTCGCGGTGTTGCCAAGGTTGTTTGGGACGATCAAAACAAGCGGATCAGCTTTGAGGCTATTGATCCTTTTCATTTGATTGTTCCTCAGTATACCAAGGAACTTAAAGACGCAGACTTCATCGTCCACATCATTTCGACCTCTGTTGACACCTACAAGACAAACCCTCTTTACAAGCAGGACGAAGACTTCATTAAGCGGATTTCTGGCAAGCCGAACAACTCTGTTGGACTTCGCAGCGAGATCCAAGACGAGATATATCGTCGTGAAGGCATTACGCAAGAAGCTGAGAATGATAGAATCATCCTATGGGAAATGTATACTCCGTCGAAGGACGGATGGTTGGTTGAGACATTCTCCCCTCTCGCAGTTGATGAGAACGTGCGAAAACCATTTACCCTCCCATACGAACACGGCGAACCTCCGTTTGTTGATTTTCCATATGAAATCACAGGTGGCGGTTGGTATAGTCCTCGCGGGGTAGCTGAGATCCTCCTCCCTGGCGAAAACCTCCTAAACAAGCTCAAGAACTCGCTCTCTGACTATGTAGAGCTGGCCAACCGCCCTGTTTTCGAAGCGCAGAATCCTGTATCGCTGAACACAGCGAACCTAAGGATGCAACCTGGTCAGATCCTTCCGCAAGGGTTAAAGCCTGTCCAGTTCAGCCAACCTCCATTCGACTTCCAGCGGTTGATGCTCGAAGAGCGTCAGTTGGCAGAGAACCGCATGGGCAACGCTGACTTTGGTGCTGGCTCTCAGCTTAATACTGCTGACCGAAAGACTGCTGCTGAGATTCAAGCAATGCAGGGTCAAGCTGCTGCTTCTGGTGATTTGCGTAATCGTATCTTCCGAATGAGCTTGGCTCACCTCTTCCGTCAGTCTTGGGCGTTGTACGTCCAGTATGCGAAGGAAGACTTGATGTTCCGCTATGCCGACGATACTGGCCAGATGGTTCCTGAGGGAATCCATGAGCAGTACTCGATTGAGCCAAAGGGTGGACTTGACTTCATCAATCGCCAATTTGCGTTACAAAAATCAGTCGCTCGCATGCAGATGTTTCAAAATAATCCTTACATCAACCAAGGAGAACTGGTAAAGTCAGTTCTTGAGCAGGACGATCCGAGCCTCATCAGAAAATTATTTACTGACCCGCAAGCAGGATCAGGCGATCAAGCTGAAGATCAAGCGACAGAAATTGCGACCATGCTGGCCACAGGATTCCCTGTCGCGATTAAGCCTAGCGATGATCACAAGGCGCACATATCGGTTCTATTCGCGTTCAACCAAGCAGCGCAAATGCGACAGCAGCCAGTAGACCAGAGTGCGGTTCAAGTTCTCATGGACCACTTGCAACAGCATTTAGCTGCGCTGGAACAGACCGATCCGAATACTTCCAGGGCTATTCAGAAACAACTTCGCGATGCAGCCAAGCCACAAGTACAACAGCAAGGCCAAGCACCGCAACAAATCCAACCACAGGTAATGTAATATGGCAACCAAACCCAAAACCACAACTTCAGCAGGAACAACCATGAGTCCAATGGACATGGTGCAAAATCCTAATTTTTCATCCTTAATGCGAAATCAAGACTACTTCAATACACTTGCGCAATTGGTAGCAGATCGCCAAGCGCGAGGTGAAATGCCAGGTCTAATGCCAATTGGTGGGACAAGCATATCAGCGGATGAAATGCGAAACCTTACTCCAGAAAGAAGGCGATCACTTGAACAAGCCATGGCGCAGGGCAGGGTAAACATTACTGAAATGGGAGCGATTCCATCAGATGATGAGATTAATAGAAGAATGGAATCTATAAAGGCTCTTAATGAAAATCCAAGAATCCAAGAGTTCAGGAGAATTCCACCACCACAAATTGCCAATCAGCAGGGTGTATTTCAAATGCCAGCTCAACAACCGCTTTCAACAAATGTACCCGCCGTGAATCAAATGGCACAACCAATTCCACAAATGCAGCAGATGCAGAACTACAACCAAATGCTTCAGCAGGGAATGCGCAGGAATCAAGATATGAACCAAGCAGTTCAGAACCTCGCAGCTCCTGCTGGTCCAGCCAGAAGTTTCTCCCAAGTTGTTGGCGGAGTTAATCGCATGAACCGCATGCCAAGACAGCCTCGCAATAACTTCCTCGCCCCTAGCAATCAGAAGCTAATTTAAGCTTTGACTTTATAGCTACATCCGCTTGTATTGGCGGATGGCAGTACCAGTAATGCGCGATGCATTCCAAGCTGAAGGCTTGGCGAAACTTTGTAAGTGGGCAAATCAGAACGGCGCGATTGGCAAGTGTGTTGAGATTGGATCATATAGTGGCGAAGGGACTGTCGTACTAGCTGATCATTTCAAAGAAGTATTGGCAGTAGATCCCTGGGAGAATGGGTACGATCCAGATGATGTGGCAAGCCACCAATGCCCAATGGAAGATGTTTTTGAAGCATTCCATAAGCGCACATCTTCACTAATGAATGTTTTATACAGCAGGGGTAAAAGCCTAGACGCGCTTGAGTTTTTTAAGGATGGAGAGTTAGACATAGTTTATGTTGACGGAGATCATAGATATGAAGGAGTGATTGCTGACATCAAGGGATGGTTGCCAAAGCTCAGAAAGGGTGGGTGCATGACAGGCCACGACTTTAGCTTTCCAGCAGTAAGACAAGCACTCTCAGAGACTTTCAATGGCGATTATCTAGCCTTATTCCAAGGCGATAGCTGGGGGTACATAGTATGAGAAGACTACGCGCAATTATGGCCTTTATCCGCCACCAAGAGTGGGTAGACGAGCCTAAGTGGGAAGCGGAGGATGAAAGAGCGTTAACTGGATTCCTTGGCAGCCTAACTGGCAAGAAGCTTGGACTGATTCTTCTTAACCTTACCTTGCGCCAAAATGCCTCCGCAGTAGAGAAAAATGCGGATTCACTTGCAGAGGCTTGTGGATATGCTAAAGGATTTCGAGGTTGTGTGGCGACAATTGAGTCGTTATGCAGCCCCAAACAAAACTCGCCCATCCTCGACAGTAGGGATGGGGCCGATGAACCTGCTGTCGATTAACCTGCTATTCAGAATGACTCCCTGAGTGGCGGTGTAAAGAAAGGGTCAACATGGCGGATTCCAAAGAACCAACTGAACTTGATATGCTGAAGATGGCAGCAGCATTTGACGCTGGGTTAGATGAAGTACCAGAAGACAATGTTGAGGCTACTAAAGAAGTTAAGCAGGAGGTTGAAAGTAGTGATAACTCGGAGAAACCTACGACTCCAGAAAACGCCGAACCCCAATCCACATCGAACGATGCGGTGGTAGAAGAAGTCCCTAAGACTGAAACTACATCAACAAGCTCTTTAACAACGCAATCTGATGAACCCAAGTCAGAGTCAGCTTCCGAAAAGAAGCAAAGCAAGTACCAAAAGGCACAGTCTCGACTCGCCAAAGAGTGGGACGATGTCAAAGCGGAACGTGCAAGACTCCAGGCTGAAAGAGAAGCTATTGAAGCAGCCAAGACTGCAAGGGCTGGTCAAGAAACTTCTCCAGCAAAGACAGAGGCAAGTTCTAGCAAGTTTAGCGCGGATGACTATCGCGAAGCAGCAAAAAGCTATCGTGATGAAGGCCGTGACGATCTTGCGAAACTCGCTGAAAGCAAAGCCAACGAGATTGAAACTTCTGGCAAGAGGGAAAACGAACAAAAGGCACAGACGGAATGGAAGAATGCCTGGGATCAAAACCTTTTGCGAGAAGTCGATGCGAATCCAGAATTAAAGGATTCTTCGAGTAATCTCTACAAAACAGTATCAACGCTATTGCAGGAACACGCGATTCTTAGGAACTATCCTAACGGAATCAATGATGCTGTAGGATTGGCAAAGATGAGGCTCAAGGCGGACGCTGCCTCTGACTTGGAAAAGAAGATTGCAAAGTATGAGTCAGAATTGACTCAACTAAGAAAGGCAACGACACCTGCAAGCGGTCAACCATCTGGCCCTGCTCGCGTCAAAGCTTTTCACGAACTCTCCTCGGAGGAGCAAGGACGTGAATTGCTTCGAATGGCAGCAGAAGCCGATAGATCGTAACAGATTAGTTGTTTAAAAGGAAAATAATACAATGGCTTATGTAACTACTGGCGGATCTGTCTCAGGACAGTTCCAGACGTACTTCTCCAAGATGCTCTTGGAACGTGCGCTTCCCCTGCTCCAAATGGAGCAGTTTGCAATGAAGGTGGCGTATCCTTCGAAAACTGGCGGAGATAAAACTATCAAATTCTTCAAATTTGATAATCCCAATATTAACAGCATCGTTTCCCTCTCTGAAGGAACGACTATTGGCGATGGTTCGGATCAGCGTCAGCTGACTCTGTCAACTGTTGGTGCGACCTTACAGCAATATGGCAGTCAGATCGTTCTCACGGACGTTCTCTTGGCCACCGAATTGTTTAACCACCTCGCCCAGGCCACTAAGCAGTTGGGTGAAGATGCTGCTCTGCACGCCGACACTCTGTGTCACCGCGCGCTGATCCAAGACTCTTCCACCTCGACTGGCACAAATGTTGCAACGAAGTCGTATGCTCGTTACGCGCAGAACAGCACGAACGGCACGACCTTTGCGACCAGCTCTGTTGCTAACAGCGCAATCACCTCCACCGACTTGCTCGATGGTGTGACAGCATTGTTCATCAGCCGTGCGCCTAAGATCAAGGATTCTTACGTCCTTGTCGCTCACCCTGCGGTCATTCGTGACCTCCAGCAGGATGACGATTGGTTGAAGGTTTCGAGCTACTCGAATCCTGATGCCATCTTCAAAGGTGAAATCGGTTCGCTGTTCGGCTGTAAAGTCGTTTCCAGCACCAACGTCCAGACGTTCGCAACCGCTACTGCGGGTGTGGCTTCTGCCTCGACTGCTGGTCAGGCTGTGTATGGCAACTTGCTCTTGGGTGGAAACGCTTTCGGCGTTCCTAGCCTCAGCTCAATCGTTGCAAATGGTTCGCCCTTCTCACCGAAGGTCACGATCCTTGACGCTGCTGATAAATCCGATCCTTACGGCCAACGTGTAGTTGCGTCCTTTAAGACGTTCTATGCTGCCAAACAATTGGATACTACGTTCTTCCGCGCGATCTTCGCGAAGTCGAACTACAGCTAAACAATTAAATGGGAACCCTAGTAATCGCTATGGGTCCTCGGAAAGCTGGGGAGGGTAAAACCTCCCCAGCCTCTTCCAACGGAGATCAAATGCACGAAGGAATGAATAATAGTGGTGAGATGAAAATGCCAAAAGGCATGGTTATGTTGCCACTATCAATGCTTGAAGTTAATGATGGCGGAGATAATGTTCCTCCCTCTGAAGGTGATCACGTTGAACTCAGCGGTGTTGTACATATGGTTAAAGGCGGAGTAGCTCACATCAAGGTCAATGACGCTATGATGGAAGGCGAATCTGATAATAATCAGCAAGACAACATGTCTGAAGAGGACAAAATGCGTGAGCTGGCGAAGCAGGCCGACGAGGAGAACTACAGCTAATGCCGATTTACCAGTACACCGATACCAGAAATGGTTCAGTCGTTGAACTGGAAAAATCAGTAGCTGAAAGGGACTCAGTCCCTAAGTATCTGAAGCGGTTTACTGTCCCACAACGTTTGGCTCTTGTTGGCGTTGGCGATCCCCTCGACAACCCACTTGGGTCTAATAAAACAAATATTATGAAGGGGTACTACCGCCAGGAACAAAAACTTGGAAGTAGATTCAAAAGCGAGTTCAGCGCGGATCAAGTGAAACGTGCCTGGAGTCGCAAAGGAGATTAAGAATATGGCGAATGAATTTGTAAGAAGCACTCGGAAGGCAAAGGGAAAAGCATTACGCTTTGATACCCAAAGCCAAACTAATGTGTTTGAAATCACGGCAAGCTCCAGCGGTGGCACTGTTAATACAGTTGCAACATCCCCTGCGTCCTTGAATGTGACTCTTAACGGCACTTCGTACAGAATTGCCCTACACAGCTAATGTCACGCGCATTAGATAAATTCCAAGGTCAATACGGATTTTCCGTAGGGACGCAAGGAACAGCTCCTGCTGGGTATTGGGCCATCCAGATGCTTGCAGACACCACGTTTAGCGCAATTAGCGGTAGATTTGATGGTACTCTGACAGGCGTTACGATTGGCTCAGGCAACATCATTTACGGCGAGTTCAACAGCTACACGGCTGGAACTGGCAAGGTGATCGGCTACATAGCTGGTTAATGATTCAAGCAATCACATCGCCAAAGGTTCTATCCCTTGGCGGGTGATTGCATTGTGATTTTATGCCAAGACTATCTTTAGGACTAGGAGCACAGAACATCCGCAAGGTTGGTGGTGCTGCGCCTAGCGGGATTCCTGTGGCAAGTACAACTGCTGTAAATGTTATATTTGGCAGCTCTTCATATACCTATAATCGAGAAGGATACCCAAGTATAATTTATTATGGAAGTTCCCCGCAAACCACAATTACTTGGACTGTGAGTTTAAGCTTCAATTACGATATATCATTAACATGGGTATTGAGTGAATACCAAATGGGTTTTAATGAAGAAGGTGATCCAGAGCAAGGCCCACTGTCTATAAGAGCAACAAACCCAAGCACAAATCCATTACTTATTCCTACAACTGGATGGACTTACACTCTTGGAACTGGCCCAACAGTCACAATAACATCTCCTTAATTCTATGCCAAGACTATCTTTAGGACTAGGAGCACAGAACATCCGCAAGGTTGGTGGTGCTGCGCCTAGCGGGATTCCTGTGGCAACTACAAGTGATATTTTAGTTGTTGATACAAGTGGTTATGGATGGGATGGCAGTTACGAAAAAGAATCATCCACATTATATAGAAATGGAGCAAATTCATATCAGGTTATTTTTTGGGATGGATCTGGATGGAGTTTATATGATGAAGATTCTTCGGCACGAGTTTTCCCAGTTCCGCCATCAACTGATATAAATTACATTGCAGATACTGGCTGGCCTGCCCAAACACTCGCCCCAATTTAATGAACCTCCTAACCATCTCCATCCTCTGCCTTGCTTTTGCATCCTGCTCACCACGCAAGCAGGATAACAATGCTTTGCCAGTTTACTCAGACATGGGCGCAGCGTCCGACCTAGGGGCAACTAAGCCATGAGTGAAGACCAAATCTGGAACATGGAAGTTAGGCTCGCCAGGATGGAAGAGCGTCAGGTTCAGCTTTATTCGATGGTCGAAAGGTCACTTGCAAACTACGCAGACATTGCTAATAAGGTTAATGCGCTGGAACATCTAAGGACTAAGATACTAGCCCTCTCTGGCGTTATTGGCCTTATATGTTCAATGGCTTGGGACGTAATCAAAAATAGGAACAACTAGGAGAAAATATGCCGAATTTTACAGCAGGAACCACCTTTGGTGCAAACGACACAGTAACCAATACGAAGCTTAACGCATTGATTGCGGATGCTACAATTAACCCTGAGTGCGCATTAAGCATTAACTCTGGAACGATTGGCACGCTTGGATGCACTAGGGGGACTATTGCTACGTTTAATAGCACAACTGGAACTGTTGCTACGCTTAATACCACTACTGGATCTGTCCAAACATTAAGTGCTGGCACATTGGCAACCAACCTAACTGGTGGGACGTACTCTGGATTAATCAATTCGAGTACTGGTACATACTCTGGATTAATCAATTCGAGTACTGGTACATACTCTGGATTAATCAATTCGAGTACTGGTACATTTACTGGATCGCTTGGAGGATCTGCAAATCTTACGTCTGGAACAATTCAGACATTAACAGCAAGCACTCTTACTGGAACACTTACTGGCGGAACCTATACTGGAGTAATTACTGGATCGCTTGGAACTTCATGCAATTTTACGGCTGGAACTATTAATAGATTAACCTCCTCCAGCAACGCATCAATAGCTGGACTTACAGTTGGCACAGGAGCAGGTCAAGCTAATGTTGCCTTTGGGCTTAATACGCTTGGCAGCAATACAACTGGAGGTTTAAATGCTGGAGTTGGTAATAGCGCGCTACAAGCCAACACAAGCGGAAGCTTTAATAGCGCATTTGGGGAACAATCTCTTTTAGTTAATAATACAGGATCATTTAATTCTTCATTTGGAGTTGCAACTCTTGACTCAAATACTTCTGGAAGTAACAATAGTGCGTTTGGATATGCTGCATTAGAAGGCAATACAACTGGAATTTTAAACACGGCAATTGGATATTTTGCTGGCAACAACACAACTGGATCGAATAATACATTCATTGGAAACGGAGCGGTTAATACAAGTGGTGGAACGGCAGCATCAAATACAATTGTTCTTGGGAACTCTGCAATTGCAACTTTAAGATGTCAAACATCCACAATTTCAGCATTATCTGATGCCAGAGACAAAAGCAATATTGAAGACATTCCAGTTGGAATTGAATTTATTAAGGACTTGCGTCCAGTTAAATTTACATGGAACCAGCGCGATGGAATGAGAGTTGGACTAACTGATACTGGATTTATTGCGCAAGAATCTTTGGATGTCGTAAATAAGCATAATGCAAATTGGATCGGCCTTGTTGAGAATGAAAACGAAAACCAATTAGCAATGACTCCTGGCAAGTTGATTCCAGTATTGGTTAAAGCAGTTCAACAACTCTCTGCCAAGGTGGATAGCCTAGAAGCACAACTGGCCAGCAAATGACCATCACCGAAATCGCTCAGTTTGCAGGCGAGAAGATCGGTAAGACCGATGCTGATACTATCACGTTCCTGCAAAAGGCAGCAGCCCTAAACTATCGGCGCGTTTGGAACTTTGCTCCTTGGCGCGAGACTGTTACCAATTCGACGTATGCAATTTCCAATGTTTCTCAAATTATTATTTCTGGAGCCAGCGGATCACCCAGCGCGAACGGAACATATAAAAGAACTAGTTTTGGAACATCAACTTTTACTGGCGATCAAACATTTGCAAATACAATAGAATGGGATAGCGGAAGTTCATTGTGGCAAATAAATCAAGCCTTTACAGGATTTACATTTTATACAAATCCTACATACACAACAAACGGAACAACTGATTTTACGACATGGAATGTTGGAGCATTGGGATTGCCTCCAGCTCCAACTGGCTCAGTAACTCTAAGCAGAACTGTTTCGCTAGGCACAAACGTAGAAACACCGCTCTCCGTTGCTTGGGGAGACAACGAACTTACTCCTATGGATCTTGCCACAATTATATCGCAAGATGCAGACCTTCTTGACATTAGCAGAACTGGAACGCCCCAAGCGTATTATTTCAAGGGACGGAATTCTTCTGGTATTGCAGAAATTGATGTTTATCCAGGGCTAGAGACAACCAGCACAACCACTCTCAAAGTTATCGAGAAACTCCAATGCCTTACTCGCTCGAACTACGTTGTAGATTTTCCTCCATCAACCAACGCGATTGGTGACGAACTTCGCCTTCCGCATGTCAGTCATGTCGTACTCGCATTGACGCATGCCGATGCTCTTGAGCGTGAGCGTCAGTACGGAAAGGCACAGCTTGTTGTTCAGACTGCCAATACAGACCTAGCGTCTATGGCGAATTACGAATTGAGCCAGGTTGGCGGAATGAAGCAGATCACCCCAACCTCTCTTGGCGAACTTGGTTTAGAAGAGATCATCTAAAGCCATGCCGTACTTCACGGATGCAACAGATGATGTACTGTCGGTAGCTGTCACGCCCAGCTTTGATGGTGGTCAAGTATCTGGCATTACGCCTAACTTGATAGCGGACAACGCAGCCTCTGAGCTGCTTAACATGACCATTTCGCCCAATGGTAACCTTCAGACTCGCCAGGGCATTGAGACAGTATCAACAAGCCTTTCTACGGCCAGCACAGTTCAAGGCATGTTCTATTTTGATACGCCAAATTTTGAGACAATTGTTGTTGGGACAAATGGAACTCTTTATAAGTACAACACTGGTTCAACCACATTTTCCACAACTGGTGGGACAGTAGTAAATTCATCAGCTCAAATAGAATTTGCACAGTTGAACAATAAATTGTTTTTTGCAGACGGAACAAGCAATCTTCAGTTTACAAATGGAACAAGTTCCTATAGGCAGGGAACAAGCATTCTTTCAATAACTGTATCAACGCAGGGATTGGGGTATACTGGATCAACAGCTGCCGTTACAATTGGCGCACCAAACCTAGCTTACGGAACAACTGCCAGCGCAATTGCAACAGTAACAGGCGGAACAGTATCTGGAGTTATTGTTACAAATGCTGGATCTGGATATACATCAGCTCCATCTGTTACAATAGCTGCTCCACCATCTGGAGGTGGTCACTTTACGGCAACCGCAACAGCAAGTATATCTTCGCTCGCTCCTGCTGGCCTTCGTCTAATCAAATCATTTACAAATAGATTATTCGCAGTAGGCACAGGCGAGGATCGGAACACTCTTTACGCCTCTGACATTCTCGATCCAGAGATATGGAAGACAACCAATTCAATCATTGTGGGTGGTGATGATGGCGAGGACATTATCGCAATCCAGCCCTTCTACGGATTTCAGATCATCGTGTTTAAGAGGAACAAGATCTACCTGGTTGATGTCACGCCAAGCACAACGACTACATCAGGAACAAGCGTATTGTCGCTTACAAATAGCGCAGCGGAATGGACTGTTCAGACAGTTTCTAACAGAATCGGTTGTATTGCAGGAAGATCAGTTGCCTTGGTAAACAAGGATGTGTTCTTCTTGGCCAATGACGGCATACGATCAGTCTCAAGGTCTTTGGCGGATGACTTCTCTACAGTTGGCCTCACAATAAGCGAACCAGTTAAGGACATCATCGCAAGGATCAATAGAAGTTATATCGATACTTGCAATGCTACATTCCATAACAATCGATATCTTCTAGCCATACCGCTTGATTCTGCAACCAAACCGAGCCACATATTGGTTTACAACTCAATCTTCAACTGCTTCGAAGGCTTGTGGGAAATTGCAGCAGCAAGGATGGTTGAGACAAGCTTTAGCTCTGGATTTGCTACAAATACAATCAAGCTTTGCATAGGCACAACCAACTCAAGGGTTGGTCACCTTACGGATTATAAGGATTCAGATTCAGTTGACATAAATACAGGGTTCCAAGATTTTGGTACTGGCTATACGAGCAGGGTGGTCACAAAGGCGTATGAATTTGATGATCGCTTTGCCCTAAAGTACGGATCGCACTATGAGATTGAATTCTTCAATTCTGGATCTACCAATGCGACGATAAGTATGCGCAGGGATACAGATGGTAACGACATTATTCTTGGCACGAATGTTGACACAACTTCGCCTGACAGCTTGACCCTGCCATTTACACTTCCAGCCACACTAAGCGCGAAGGTTGTCAAGCGCAGGGCGGATAGTCTTAGGTCATACGAAAAGTGGCGAAATATCAAGATGAAGGTTGAAGCTGCAAGCAGAAAGTTGTCAATTCGAGGAGTAATTATGGCAGCGAATCCAGATACAATTCAGATTCAGCAAAACATATGACCCAGGTAGAATTTTTTGAACAAAGTGGGGTGATGGAGGCAATGTGGCCTAACTTCAAGGATTGGGTGAATTGGTTTGATAGCCAAGGACTTATGGGAACAGTTAGGGATAAGAATGGAGAAATTCATGGTGTAGCTTTAGCAAGGTGCATCCCTCGTGGCGTTAATCCAGATCATTATGTCCACAGCGAGAATGGTGATGACATATTTGTTGACTTGTGTGCTACTAGTGGTATTAAAAGAGCTGAGTTGGTAGAACCACTCAAAGGCTTGCTATTGATTCTCTGGAATCGATTTGGCCCCCGCAAGCGAATTATATTTAATCGTTTAGGAACCCCAAAGGAGTATGATTACATGAAGTTTATGCGAAAGGCTCTGGCTTAATATGGGAGGCAGTCCGTCCAGCCCAACCCCTCCTCCGCCTCCTCCGCCCCCCAACCCTGTGGAGGCAGGGAAGGCAAATGATCTTTATTACAGATCTTCATTGGAAACATATATCCAGACTCAGCCAGAAATTGCCAAGCTTGAGTCAAACATTCGCGAGAAGTATGCTCCGCGCCAACGAGAATTAGATAGGCGCATGGCTGCTCTTGACCTACAGAGAGCATCCCAATCTCAACTTCAAGTTGAGCGCGAGCTGGGGCCACAACGTTCTATTGAACAAATGAAGCGTCAATTTGAAATGTCTCCAAATGCCTTTGCTACACAGCAGGCACTTGGTCAGCAGGCTGCTCTACAGTTTGCCAGACTTTATGGGCAGGCTCCAATGGGAGCGGTTCCAACTGAAGTGCAGCAGGGTACTGGTTCTATTCCATTTGACTATCTTGCGGTTGCTGGGAAAAATAGGGTTGGTTAATAAAATTAAGGAAATATAATTAAATGAAATTCATTCTAAAGGAGGTTGCTTAATATGGGTGGCGGCGGTGGCGGTAGAGGCGCACCCCCTCCCCCTCCTCCTCGTCCTCCGACTGCTCCACTTGTTGTTGCTAGATCTGGATTGGATACTGTATTTTCATCAGTTGGAGCAGGAAGAATTCAAGGGATAGATCCAACTGTACTCAAAGAGGAAATAAGCAAGCCACAGAATAATTTTGATCTAAAATATTATTTGGCCAAATATCCAGATATTGCAAATGATCCATATTGGGGGCCAAGGGCAGAGCAACACTACAATCAATATGGGAAGAATGAAAAAAGATATTTAAATCAATGGACAGAAAATGAAAAAAATGGAAATAACGCACAAGCGACTTCAAATTTAGAAAAAATTTCACAATCAGCAGCAGACAAGATTACAAATTTTAATAGCTCGACAGAAACTGCCAATCAAATTGGATATTCAAATTTAACCCCAACCGAAAAATCTTTAATAAGCCGATCATCTGATAGGGCTAAAATATCAAATCCAAAGAACTTTAGTGAAGCTGCAAACAATTATTACATTGAAATTGCATCAGGAGCCATAACAGGAATAGAAAATTTAACTCAAAAACAAAAGGCAAATTTACAGAAATACGCAAGTGATTTAAAAAGTTTTGACTCAAAAGATTTAGGCCAACAGGCGAAGGATGTTATTGCGCAGTCACAGACTGCAATTGATGCAATCAACGAGATTGACAATCAAAGAAAAAAGCTTGCAACGCAAAATGCAAGAATTAATCAAGTTCCAGGTGGACCGCAAAGAGATTCCGAGCAGGGGAAGGCATTTGTTGAGCAGGACAAGCTTGACAGATTGATATTAGAGGCAAATCAATTTGCTCCGATATATCTTCAGGAATTTAAGGACTATGGAGTAAGCGACTTTACAGCTGGACTTGGTGCTGCCTCAAAAACCGCTGCTGGAATTACATCTGGATTGGCAGATCTTAGCGGAGAAAAAATCTTTGGAACTGGAGGGTTGGCAAGCAAGTTAAATATTCAAGTAACAGATGCTCAGATTTTAAATGACATAAATACCGCAAGAAAAAACCAGTATAAGGCTCTTTATGATACTGGAACTGCTGTTACCACAGATCTTCAAAGCCAACTTGCTAGTGCAAATGATTTTATATCATCGCTTCCAACTAATGACAGGAGAAGGGTTGATGCGGAAAAAACCATTTCAGATTTAAATACGAAAATTGCTCAAGCACAAAAGGACACGCTTTCCGCAAAAAGTCTTTACGATAATTACCAGCCAATTTCTGGGGAAAAGGCTGCAACAACAGTTGCGAAATTTAGAGAGAGCCTACAGCTTCCTGAAGAAAGGACGATGGCTCAAATTGATCAAATTGATCCTACGCTTGGATCGACAGTTCGCACGCTTGCGGATCAATACAAGAAAATGGCCGAAACTCCAACTGCGCCAACAACAAGCGCGCAAACCGAGGAACTTCGCAATAGTCTTGAACAAGAAGCTTTAAATCAATTAAAACTTGGCTCTACACTTGGTGCTGAAGAACAGCGTCAATACCAGCAGGCAGCTCGCGCTGCTCAGACTGCTCGCGGTAATATCTTTGGTGTTGCCCCTGCGGTTCAAGAGGCGGTAGAAACTGGTGCTGCTGGCGAAGCTCGCAAGCTTGCAAGGTTTGGCGCAGCATCACAATTCTTGTCATCAGGAGAAACAACTGGTGCTGCAATGGCGCGCGATGTAAGCCTTCGCAATGCACTTGATCAGAGTAGGCTCGGTGCAGCTCAACAGTTCGCAGCTTCTGGTCCAAGCGTATACAACTTGTCATCGCAAAGACTAGGTCAGCAACAGAATCTATTGAACAACTATCTGGCAGCATCAGCTCCGCAAAATACAACCGCATTCCAGACCAGCCCAACCGCTACCGCTGGATATCAATATGTAAATCCTAATGCTGGATTTCAAGGGGCGCAGAATGCTGCATCAATTTACAATACATTAGCTAACTATGGTTCGGATACATATAGAACATATGTTTCTGGATTATCTGCGCAACAACAAGGACAATCAGGAGCATCAACATTTGCTCAGATTGCTGGCGGAATTGGCAATATTTTCTCTCCAATATCTAGTACATTTAAGTCATACAGTCTTGGGGGTATAGGATAGCATGGCCGATCTAGTACAGTTCGGACCATTTACTGTTTATAAAAGCCCAGCCTATGAAGAGGCTGTAAGGCAGAAGCAAGCTGATGTCGCAACTGAGCGTGAAACAAAAAAGATGCAGCAGGATTATCTGCGCGCTCAAATCGAGAAGTTCAATGCAGAGCAAGAGTATTTAAAGAGTCCAGAAGGACAAGCTGCGCTCCAGGCCGAGAGAGAGAAGGGGATGCTTGGGGTTGAGAAGTTAAAGGGTGAAATTGCTGCTGAAGAAGAGAAGCGCAGAAAGGCATCTCCTGAGTACGCTCCGATCGAGGCTGCTCGTCTTAGCGGACTAAAAAATGCGCTTGAGCAAGACCTGGCAACGCAGGGTGAGCTTGCTTCTACTGCTGGCGAGCGAGTTAAGAATTTACAATCCGCATCAGCTACACTTCCAGAAGGAGTTTCTGGTCCTGTTATGCAGAAGGATATGGCAACTCAAATGATGCGACCCGCACTAGAGCTTGAGGCCGACATGCGCAAAAGAATGATCGGAACGGAAGCTGCACAGGCTGCGACAAGCAAGCAACTAGGCGAACTTACTGGAACGCTTCCAGTACCAGAAGGTCTTGGTGGCGGAACAGTTCCAGCCACAGCGAATATTGGATCGATTTACCAGCAGAGATTGGAGCAGCTCGTTCCGAT